AGATCGAGCATGTACACCGGATTGCCGTAGGTGTTTATGCCCGCGTACCTGCCGAGATACCGCTGAACGATTGGCACTCAAACAAATTGTCCGTTGATTAGGTCTGGATCAGGCAATGTAACGCCATGTACTGATCTAATTGACACTAATACAGGCGGACCAGATGGTCGTGGGCATTCTGGTGCTACTGCACTTGGTTCAGTTAATTTCACAATAACAGAATAAAATTATGAAACCCTGCAACCACACACCATCGCGCGACGGATGCCGACTTTGCTGGCTCTACGACCACGACTCAAGATATCGCGCGCTCTGGGGCGGAGATCCGACAACCGTGGCGACATCGGTCACGACTACGGGTGCGACTCCGCCAGCGACAGGACCAACGCCAGACCAGCTCGAGATGCTGCGCAAAATCAAGCTTCACATGGCCTCGCCATGCCAGCACCTAGGCGAAGCGCTCGAGGCTAAGCCTAGCTGTGGATGCGGTGGCACACTGGCAATCTTGCACGTGTGTGGTAGACATGATCGCTGTAGGATATCATCGCGGGATCAGTCGCAGCGCAACTGCATAACATGCGATGACTACGAGCCGAGAGCCAAAGATGCGAATTGACTTGACGATCGGCATGGCGACCTATGACGACCCGCAGGGTGTCTGGTGGACCCTATCCTCGCTGCGCATGCACCACCAGCTCGACGGCGTGGAGCTGCTGGTCGTCGATGATCACCCCGAGCCTAATCGTGGCGATATCCATCACGTCTGTGCCAATTCTAGAGCTCGATACGTTCATGCGCCGAAGAACATGGGGCCAGCGCACGCCAAGAATAGCGTGTGGGAGCATGCGCAGGGCTCTCACGTCCTCGTCATCGACTGCCACGTCCTGCTCGTGCCTGGAGCGGTCGAGGCACTGGTAGCTGCTGCCCGCGCCGATGCAGTCGGTCGTGATATGTGGGTCGGGCCATTGCGCTCTGAGGCAGGCAATATCATCGCCACCGAGCTGAGCCCCGAGTTACGCGGCGACTTTTTTGGCACATGGTTGGTCGATTCGAGATACCCAGTCAGCGAGACGCGCGAAGTGCACGCCCATGGCAGTGCTCTGTCGTTTATGCGCAAGGCCGATTGGCCAAAGTTCTCTCAGCATTTCCGCGGATTCGCAGGCGAGGAAGTCTTCATCCACGACAAAGTCCGTCTCTATGGCGGCAAGGTGATGTACCAGCCATGGCTTGGATGGTGCCATCGTTTCCCGCGATTTGGTGCTGTTCCCTACTCGCTGACGCTCAACGACAAGCTACGCAACTATCTCATCGGCGCTTATGAAATGGGCTGGAATATCAGCCAATTTAGAGAGTATTTTGGACGTAAGTTACCTCAAGCTCAGCGGCTTGAGGTTGAAATGCAGGTGCTCGAGATCTACCCGCAAATATTCGACGGCAGGTACGACCATGTGCCAGCCGTCAAAACTCACGACTAGGAGTCAGTCATGGATGCTGTGAGTCAATCGTTTGGCCCTCATGTCTGGCTGCTCTACGTTGTGCTCTGCGGAGTCAGTGCTGCCGCATGGTGGCTGGCGCAGAATATCCTGATCCCGGTGAGAGATGATCACCGGGAATTTCTGAAGGAATTGCGAGGCAGCATCAAGGACATCAGCTCGACACAGCACGACCTCGCCGACACGGCAACTGTCATCAGCGCAAAAATCGATACACTAGGGTGCAGACCGCAACCCCGCAACTCAGGGATACAGCAACAATGATGCTCGCAGCGCTGCTCGTGATAGGTCAGCTCGTCGTACCTGCTGAGGTACGCGGCGAGGTGGCTGAGTTTGTTACGGTCATTGCGACGACTGAGGGCAAGGTCGTCCGGTATGTTGCGCTCGACGCTGGCCTGCAAGTCTTCCCGAGCTCGCTACTAGCTAACCAGCGAGCGACAGTGGTGACCAGCGCCAAGCCCGGCAGGTATCGCCTGCTCGCATATACCAGCGTTGCAGATGTCCCGACTGAGCCAGTCATCACGACCGTGATCATCGGCAGCTCGACTCCACCAGTACCACCAATTGACACGCTGGCCGATGCCCTTGGTGGCATCTATGGCGGATCGCAGGAGCGAGATAAGGCTGCGACATTGGCAAAACTGCTGACGCTCTATCGGGCAGCACCTGCAACTATCCGGTCGCCCACGATCACGACCACCGAGCAGCTATACTCCGCCATGGTCGCCGCTCGCAAAACCGCTGGCATCGCTGACGCTGCCCTATCGCCCGTCAGAGAGCGCATCGCGGTCGAGTGGACCGCAGTCATGGGCGCAGACGATCGAGCCCTGACGCCTGAGCTACGAGACGCAGCGATCACATTATCAGCCCGCATCGTGTCAGCTCTGGAGACCATCCGATGAATAGCCAGTATGTGCCGGGATGGGTAGACGACAAGCAGGCCGTCGATGATATCGTCGCAACCTGCGTCGATGCGGACATCAGTAGTACGCCAATCGGCTCGACTCCTATCGAGGATCTGCCCGATCACGTCTATCTTTGGGATCTCGCTCGTAAAGCTACGGGTGCCCTGCTGCCTCCACGCAATCAGGGCAAGGTTGGTAGCTGCGTAGCGTTCGGCACTGCTCGCGCCATTGAGTACACCATGTGCGCTGAGATCGTCGCTGGCGAGTCTGAGCAGTACATACCGCTCGCAACTGAGCCGATCTATGGTGGTGCCCGCGTCGAGGTAGGTGGTGGCAGTATCCGCGGTGATGGTGCAATCGGCGCAAACGCTGCCGCATGGGTGCGAGATTGGGGCGTGCTTGGCCGTGAGGAGTATCTGGGCATCGACCTGCGGGAATACTCAGAGTCTCGATGTCGTGAATACGGCACCAAGGGCGTGCCGCTCGAGCTCGAGCAGATAGCCAAGATCCACCCGGTGCGAGCCGTCACAAGAGTGCGCACATGGATCGATGCCAAGCGCGCACTCAGCAACGGCTACGGCATAGCGATGTGCTCGTCGCAGGGCTTCACAATGACTCGAGATACCAACGGCATCGCCATGGCCGCTGGCACGTGGCAGCACTGCATGTGCCTATGCGGTTACGCCACGATCACTGGCCGCGAGTATGGGCGCATCGATAACAGTTGGGGCGCATCATCTCACACTGGGCCAGTAGGACCGGGCAATCCTGGGCCAGAAGGATTTTATGCGAGCAGCAGCACCATCGAGGCGATGCTCAAGTCTGGCGACTGCTGGATATTTAGCAACGTCGAGGGATTCCCGACACGCAAGATCTCATGGATCATATAGGAGGCTGATATGGTCGAGCACATCGAGCGAGTACGACGACTGGCGCGCGGGCAGGAGGGCTGGTCTCAGCTCTGTCTGACCAGCGCAACCACAGTATTGAGCGAGGCGCTGGTCAAAGCGCACACGCTTCAGGCGATCAAGGTCAAGCCGGGTCAAGCTATTCCCGACCCTAAGCTCTTGCGCGTATGGGCTGAGGAGGCATGTGATGCAATCCTCGCCGATCCTGAGTACCCAGACGGTCACGGCTGGCGGATGCTCGCTGAATTCTGTACTGACCTGATCCGCACTCACGTGCTCGAGGCAGCCAATGTTTAACGCCATTGCTCGCTGGCTCGATCGCCTGATGACATCGCCCGGCATTGCCGATGTCTACGGCGGCACTCCTCGATCTCCGAGATGGTCAGCGGTAAGGCGCAAGCACCTCGAGCAGCAGCAGAAATGCGAAGCCTGTGACCGTGTCACCTCGCTCGAGGTACACCATGTGATGCCCTATCACCTGCATCCTGAGCTCGAGCTGGCACCCGGCAACCTCATGACGTTGTGCGAGGATTGTCACTTCATATTTGGCCACTATTCAGACTGGCGCAGCCACAATCCGCTGGTGAGAGTCGATGCCGCGGCATGGCTCGAGAGAGTACGATCACGACCACAGGGGTGAGTTATGCTGCCAAAGATCAGTTGCCTATGCCCAACGTATGGCAGGCCTCGCCAGCTCGAGCACGCTATTGAGTCGTTTCTACGGCAGGATTATCAGGGCGAGAAAGAGCTGATAATCCTCAACGATTACGGCGATCAGACGCTGATCTACGATCACCCGCAGGTCAAGATCTACAACGTGGCAGATCAGATCCGCCCGCTAGGCGCTAAGTTCAACGCGACTGCATCCATGGCCACCGGCGACTTATTAGCGATCTGGGAAGATGACGATATCTACCTGCCGTGGCGACTGAGCTACAGCGTCGAGCATCTCGACAGTAATCGCATCTATCACACGGCTAGTGCGTGGTTCGAGGAGGACGCGCACAAGCTTACAGCAAGCCGCAATCTCTACCATTGCAACCTGATGATGAGTCGTGAGGTGTTTGACTCAATCGGCAGGTACAGCGAGGTGAGAGATAGCGGATCAATAGACGTTCTGTTATTTGATGAACTGCGCAAGAAATACGGCACCATCACGCAGGAGATCGAGGACAAGGATCGGTTCTATATCTACAGATGGGGCACGTCTGGGGGCTACCACGCCAGCGGCTGGAGCACCAACATCGTGAGCGAGATGGCCGCCAATCATCTGCGACAGCACAACACGACACGCGGCATCGTCGAGCTCACGCCGCATTGGCCGTACGAGTACACGGACTACCTGCCGGTGAAGAGATGACCATCATGTCCATACTGACCGAATATGCCCGTGTGCGGGACACGCCAAGCGACATCAACCAGCACCTCAGCATCCTGCGTGACTATGCCTGGAATCAGGAGCACATCACCGAGATGGGTGTGCGTGGCGTGATCTCCACGTGGGCGTTGCTGGCGGGGCTGCCTCAGCGCATGATCAGCTATGACATCGTGCATGTGGACACGAGCCTAGTAGCTGAGCACGCGGCATCCGCTGGCATCGAGTATGAGTTCCGGCGGGCCGATGTGCTGACGATGAGTGTGATTGAGGAGACCGATCTGCTGTTCATTGACACGTTGCACACCTATGCTCAGCTCCGCGGCGAGCTCGCAAAACACTCCGATCGTATAAGAAAAAATGGCGTGATTATCTTACATGACACCGTGACCTATGGTCATCAAGATGAGCCTATCTACCCTCATGCCTCGCCACTAGCTAGGCCGACCTATGCTGGCAAGGCAGGGCTGCTGATGGCTATTGACGAGTTCATAGATGCAAATAATAAATGGCGGATCGAGCTGATCCGCCAAAACAACAATGGTCTGACCGTGCTGCGTCGAGACTAGGTATCTAGTAGATTCTGCGTCTCGGTATCCATGACTTCACAGTGCAGGTCGTAGAGCGTGAGCATCTCATGCGCGAGGCTGAGCGCCTCATCTTTGTCCGCCATGGTCGTGATGGTGGTGTATCGACCCTCGCCCTTGGTCTCGAGGCTAGGTACCAGTAGAGCATAACGATGCTGATGCTCAGTGCCATCATCCATAGAATAACGAAATAGCCGATTGAGTAGCCTCCTGATTTCTTTCTGGTATGCGCTGATCTGCTTGTGAAGAACATCAACGACATCGATGCCCTTATTGATTTGCCCGATGTGGCGCTCGAGCTTTTGCACTCGCTGCTGCGACTCGATCAGTAGCTGTAGGTGCGTCATCTGCTGCCCTCGTAGGTATCGATTAGCATATTGATGCACTGCACCGATTTGCGCAGATCTTCGATGCCATTCTTCTCGGTGTGCCGCCACAGATACTTGGCCGCACATCCTGCTAGGTAAGATCGATAGCCAGCAAGGCCAAGGCCTGCCCGTTGCGCGGCAGAACAGTCGATGTTGCTGCCGTCTCGAGGTCGATAGTGATCAGGGCTAATCGGATCGCTCATCTAGGTACTCCTTGACCCACTCGTAGATTAAGTGCTTGGTATCTTGCATAACATCAGACACGCTCTCAAGCTCGGCCTTGAGTTCTTTCATTTTGCGATACCAATTTACGTCCATGCTCATGATGTCCTCCTCAGCCTAGGATCTCACGTAACAGCCAGACGCACCAGTAGAGAGTCCAGCCAAGGGCCGCGGCTAGCAGCCCTACGCCGCACCATGCGAGCGTCTCGTCGTATCGTGTCGGTGGTGATCGCTCATCCATTATCGATACCTCACGCACGCATACCATCCATTGCGACCACGGCTTACCGCAATCTCGATCGGTGTGCGCTGCCCGTAGTAGCAGCAGTTGCGGATCGCCTGCTGCGCACTGACTGCTGAGAAACCGACGCCCTCGTAACGGTAGCTGCCGCCACGATGCGCCATGCGTCCCTGGGCCGCGCTCATGTTTGCGCTCTGCTGAGCGCTCTGGCCAAACAATAGAATCGAGCAAATAGCGTAAATCATCCTAGTGCCTCACGAGCCCAATCTTGAATCATCTCCGTGCCCATTGCGCGGAGAGTGCAGTTTTTCCTGATGGCTGCCCTTAGTCGAGCAGCAGCCTCAGCCTCATCGAGCAGCCACTGGATGTCCAGCTCGGTCAGCTCTTCGCCAGCGACAAAAGCCTTGTTGATATTCTGCCAGATGCTCATTGGTTAATCCTCACACCCTGATAGCACTCCTCACAATAGGGCCTCATGTTGCCACCAATGTCTGGCAGCCGACCACGCATCAGGGGCAGAGTACCACCACCTCGCGCCAATGTCACTAGGCTAGCGCTCATGGCAGTGCCACACCGGGCACAATCGAGCAGCTTGGTATGCAAGGGCACATGCCATATGCGACCGTCATTACCACGCACCTTAGTCGTTATCGGAACAATCTTCATTCCATTTCTCCATTGTCAGGATCATCTCGATCCATGCCATCTCGATCGCCCAGGCATCGCACATCACTGCATTGCTCATCTGTCGTATCCTCCCTGCCAATGGCCCAAGTCCGTGAGAGATGCTCAGGCCAAAACAAAATAGGCTCTCCTGCCTTAGCTGTGCGATTGAGCTGCGTGCTCAGCTCGCGGGCAACCTCCTCCGTGAGGTTGCTAATCATGGCCCACTGGCGACCACGATGATCGACCATTACTTGCCATAGAGGGCGCATATAGATCCTCCTTGCCTGCCACGCCTCGCCATACCAAGCCGGACCACACCCCGCCTAGCCTGCCAAACCAAGCCGTGCCACGCCTTGCCCGGCCTTGCCCCGCCTCCCCATGCCTGCCTCGCCAAACCCTGCCCTGCCCTGCCGCGCCTAACCGCTCCGTGCCTGCCCCGCCTCGCTGTGCCGCACCGTGCCCAGCCCGGCCATGCCACGCCCTGCCTGCCAGACCATGCCTTGCCGCGCCCGTCCGCGCCCATCCGTGCCTGCCCTACCAGACCCCGCCATGCCATACCCGACCGTTCCATGCCTAGCCTGCCAAACCTCGCCCGTCCTGACCGTGCCAATCCGCGCCATCCCCGCCTCGCCATACCTTGCCTGCCTTGCCTGACCCTGCCATGCCAGACCAATCCCCGCCTCGCCATACCTCGCCTGCCCGGCCACGCCCTGCCCGGCCCTGCCCTGCCGCACCGCGCCACACCCAGCCTGACCCCGCCTGCCAAGTAGGGGCTGAGTCCAACCTCAGCCCCACGATGTTTTAATCAGAGAGCATCTACTGCTGACCACACCTGCGCCAGCTCGACAAACCCTGCGTACTCTCGTCGCAGCGTCTTCAATCGACTCTTGATGTGTGCCAGATGCTGATCACGCAGTACTGGCGTACTGGCCACCACCTGAGCTGGCATGTACTGCCGATCAGAATCTTCGCCCGTTGTCACTGAGATAAAGGCTTGCACTGGTGCCGCTGGTGGCTCATCAGCTTCAGGTACAACCACCACGGCATTGACGATCAGTCGTGCCTGATGCTCACGATACAACTGGCCAGCGGTTTTGTTGTTCCACTCGAACACCGGGTGGAGCACTGCGGTTGCTGGCTTGCTTTCCTCGACAATCAGCGATGGCGTTAGTGGGCCATTCTCGCTGATGCGCTCAAGCTCCTCGCCAACATCCTGAGCAGAGATACCAACAACCGTTCTATTAGACTTGTAAACGTACATATCACGACTCCCATGAAAATTTAGAGACCACTGTAAAGCGACCTTTATCGCCATCCTTCTCGGGACGCCATTCACAAACGCCAACCGAGAAACCGCCAAGGTTTAGAAGGTTGACAACCTGCTCCTGACTTACTGCTCGACGGTTAAACTGCAATTTGATCTTGACGCCCCATTGTGGAAACTCTGGGCGAAACCGAATATCCGCGGTGCCCATGCCAACTCGCACCATGTCCTCTCGCATCCGTGGCGGGCAATCAGCAGGGAAAAAGATTTCGGTGAGATCGCCACCAACTCGATCAGGCAGAATGTGGAAAAACTGCCTAGCTGCGACCTTGCTGATCTCCTTGCCTAGCGATGTGCATGCCGTGACTGCTGCTGCCTTGATGCCAAGGATTGGCATTCCCGGTGCGCCAGTTGGCAGGCGATAAAAGGAAGACTCATAATCTGCTATTGGGTCCTTCTTTTCTTTGCCCTTGCTGGCCTTGCCCATTTGCTTGTCAAGCATCATCTTCTTAGCCTTCTCTGACCACGCATGCGTGATAAGTGGAGATGTGCCCTCCAGATGAAGCTCAATAGTCACAAGGTCTAACTGAATCAAAACGACTGGCGCTGAAGCTACTGACATAAGAACGCTCCTCTAAACTCCCTCAAACAACCGCAAACCGCGGCATCTCACGCCCCACCTCCGACAGTGGGCTAGTGTCCGATCACACACGTGAGAGCGATAGGTGACCGGGTACCTACCGCACCCCCGAAGCCTCAACGCAAACTTGGCTAATGCGTTGCCGGTCCTAGGGGATTTAAACGATGGCCATGGATGACAGTTCAGGGGACATGCCCGCAGAAAATCCCTGCTACAACGAGCAGCAGGGGCCATGGCCATCGTGGCTCAAATGACCTCGCGCCAGCTCTGCGAATTGACCTTGCGAGTCACAATCCGCAGCGTGCAGTGGGTCTCGTGATAATCCTGCCAGTCTGTGCGCAGGGCAGGGTCCGACATCTGCACTGGGGCATTGGGCCTATGCGTGACTAGGATCTTGCGTGAGTCGAGCCCCCGCTCACGTAGCCATGCGCAGTAGAGCTGAGCAAACGTGATAGGCCAGTGGTCGACGACCGCGGTATCCTCATCAAGCATCACGCCCGTTTCTGCGCACTCTGGTGCCCGTAGGAGCGACGATCGGCGGAAATCGACGATCTGGCCGTGTATCGCAGATCGAGCCCCTAGGCGGCCCCAATCGACGCTGGCAAAGCCCCTGCAAGCCTTGACCCATCCGACTAGGCAGGGCTCGACGCTCTTGCGCAGGATCTCGACGTGGTTCTTTGAGCGTCGAAACACCGAGTGCTCATGGATGACCCGATAGCCAGTCACGTCAGATGTGATCTCCTCGCCATCGGGATGCTGAGAGACCAGGAGCGACGTGAACTCAGCAGCGTGCTCAGGGCTGACCTCCTGCCCATGGAGGTAGCTCTGGACGATGGCGCTGTAGTGGCCGAAGAGGGCAGCTCGATTAGGGAACAGACGCTCGCCAACCATGATTGGGATTCTGCTAGACAAAGATACACTCCTTAATAAAGGTAACCATTATATAATATAATAATAAATATATATTATTATTATATTATCTTCTTCCTTCTGTTCTTTTTACTTCTTTCACTTTCTTCACTGCCACCTTTGTTTGGGTACTATCTGTGTACTTATCTAATAGTGGGAGTGAATTCTAGAAAGAACAGAACTCACAACGCAAACCTCAGCCACTACGGCAGATGTAGCGAGTGGACTTTCTTCCACCGGTTGAAGCTTCACCTTGAATAATCTCGACTTCACCGCTTTGGGCTAGTGAATTCAGGATTTCTTCACGCTCGGTTGGCCTCAGCGCCTGCGTCGATCTAGTAAGCTCGCTACGTGTCATACCCTCCTTGCCAGCTCGATGTAGGGCACGCAAACCACGCAACCGCTGACTATCGAATGCACCATCAGCAACATATGATCGGGCCAGCCAAACCAAACGAGCTGTGAGATGCTGCGCTAGCCCACATCCCCAGTTGGCCGCGTCGTCATCAATGACCAGCTCACGACTATGTTCAGCACGAGAGCAGGCGTAGATCAGGGCCAGCTTGCGAGCCTTCTCAGCAGCTCTAGTCCAGAGAGACCCGACATCATGTTTCTCTGACTCCATCTGGTCATCGCAGATCGTGTCGTAGCCATCAAGCAACGCGGCTCCTGCATCGGTCGTGGGCACCACGACCGGAGTGGGTCGCAAATGCGTCAGATTGCCATCACGCAAATGCCCGGTAAAGTTAATCCAATTTTTGCATGAGTTGCTCAGACTGGCAGGCACATCGATAGGGCGACACTTGCGCTTGCGCACCTGGGCCGACTCAAACAACAGCATGCGACCTAGAAAGCCGTCAGTAATGCTCTCCGCGGTCAATCCTGCAAATAAGTTTCCGGGCACTGTTGTGCCATACAATACGCAGTTAGGCGAGTAGATCTCCGTACGTTTCGTAACATCCGCATAGTCTTCGCCCACAAAAACATTAGCTGAAGAGCTGTAAAGTCTCATCAGTACCGTGATAATGCCAGCAAGGTGAGGAGCAGATACCGCACCGCTAATCGAACGCAGCCATCGCCCAATTTCATCGATCGCATAGAGTCGTGATGGCTGAGATACAAGAGCATTGATCAATCCGGTATGGCTCGCAATGCCCTCGCCAAGCAAATGGATGCCACCACAATCAGCTAGTAAATTCTTAAGCGCCTGCCTCGCTGACTCCTTACCAGCTCCACTAGGTGCCACACCAAGCACATAGATGTTGGGTCGAGTACCAAATTGATCACGTACCTTACGACCAGCTAGGGCAGACATCAGGCATATACCAGCACCCATTGCCAGCACTGGCTGAGGTCGATGGCTAATTGAATCCACATAGGCCATAAATGCACCGATGATCCCCGGCACATGTAGCAAATGATCAGGTATAGCACCGGGATCACCGGGCACTGATGGCTCAACCGTAGCAGACTCAGCAGCATCCTGCGCCGCGTGATCCTCAGCAAATGCCACCCATGTTTGATCTGGCTCGTATCTGGCAATCTTGCGAGCGATATCATCGACCTCCTGCTCATCGAGCGGGGGCTGACATCGATCACGATTGATTTGCCGCAGGGCTGCCGTAATCTCCGCACGACTCATGCCTACTCGACGCATGGAGCCAGCCAATCGAGCCAGTGCCTCGTTGCGCGATCCTTCTGGCAGTGGGTTAGCATCACCATCGCCAGCTACGGCAGACACGGCTCGAGAGATACGACCTGCCGCCAGACCGTCGAGCAGGTCAGCTAGCCATGGTGGAGGCACGGGCAATTTGGCACGGGGCAAGTCCAGCTCGCACCCAGGCACCCATCGGTATGCACCACCGGGTAGAACACTGGGCTCAGCGCAGATGTAGCCACCCCATCCTCGAGTATCGACTGAGTCGGCAAGCCTGCCAGCACTCGAACGCCACGCCTTGCCCTCTGGCTGCCGATAGACATGATGCCGACCGCCTCGAGGAGTCATGCTTGTCGCCGCGCTAGCCAGTTGCGCACCGAGCTCCCCATCGTGGGGCCAGCCGTTGTCGCTACCGTCGATGTCGATCACGATCAGATCATCTGTCGATATGCCGATGTTCGCCCGTGGCGCTGCCTGCCACCATGCCTCGATCTGTGCGACATCAGTAGTGGCAGCATTGCGACCATTGGTGACCATGGGCACCTTGCGCCCCGGTGCGCACGGAAACACGGCATATCCTAGCTGCGCATACCGCAGGGCAGCGCTCATCAGAGACTCGCTCATCATCACCTCGTGTGTATTGGCCCGGTTGTCATCATGACTCCGCCGGGCGCGGTTTGTGCGTGAGCACGCACGTTAGAATGCCGACTCGTCCGCACCAGATGCCGGTACGGCAGGATGATATGCCCGCACCTCATTGCGCATGCCTGCGCTGCCGAGAGCAGGTACCTGCGTCACCGTCACCACCATGGGCCGCCCATGGAGATTGCTCGAGTCGTCTGGTGTGAGCACACCAACGGCTCGACAGATTGCGCTCAGCTCTGCCTGAGCAAGCTTGACCGCCTGCGGATTAGGATTGTCGAGATTCAATCGCACCCATAGTTGTCGTCGCTCATAGGTGCCCTCGACTACCCGCAGCACCAGCTCGAGGTATGAGCCGTTGCCTGCCTTAGTGGTTTTCTGCTGGGAATCGGTGATCTCGACCGTGTAATCACCAGGAGGCAGTGCGCCAAGCTTTTCCTGCGTTGGCTGGTGATTGTTGGCATTAAAACCTGTCAGCTTCATTTGGATGCTCCAATCTTGATAAGGGTCAAAAGATGATCTTCAATCTCAGCTACCTGAGCTGCGGTAAGTCCCTCACTAACCTTCAGAGTCTTTATGGCGTAATCCTCACGCACCAGATCCCAATAATTTGCACCTACCACACCAGCAGCAGTGGCTTGGCGGTAAAGAGACAGAATACGCTCGAGGGCTGCTTTAGTTGGCACCTCAGGCACAACAGCATCCGCCTGGACAACCTCCTGCACGAATGTGGTGATCTGCGGAGCTTTGCCTTTGCCCTTGGCTACTGGCGCTGCCTCCTCCATTTCCTCAGCAGGCGTAGTGCTCAAATCTGCATCTAGTAGCGGCACTATCCATGCCAGGGCTGATCTGCATGCCCTAGAGGTCGCCCGAGTCTGTGCCATGCCTCGCCGCGCGTAGCGCGGGCGACCCTGCCACATTGGCTCATCGGTGCCGACAAAGCCCTCGCTGCTGGCCACTGTCTCGCCATCACTGAGCCTGATGAGATCGCATACAGCTCGAATGTCGCCGTTTTGCATCTCCTCTACCATCGAGATGCGAGGGCTCAGCCCATTAGCCGCAGCCAATGCCTGCCACCCCTCCGCACGTATGTACTTCTTCCCGCGCAAGTCCATCGTCGTGCTGAGCACTATCTGTCGGCAGGCTGCTGCTACTGCTGCCCCCCTGCCCATTACTCCCGCAGGAGCCTCCTGCTCTGCCAATACCACACTCATGATCCAACTCCTTGATATCGTTAAAGAAAACTTCAGACCTAGAAACCCGAATTGATGGCGCACCTGAGACTGCGATACGACCGCGATCACCAGCGTGCCCTATGTATGTGATTACTGCCAAGGTCACCATCTTGCCCTCGAACTCAGTCGATAGGACAATGTGCTCGCCAGCACGTCGAGTTAAAACTAGAGCCATCACTTACCTCGCATCTTGGCAAGGGCCACCTGGGCTCGTTTGATCTTTAGCTCATTGGCTCTGACCTGAGCCAATAACTTGCTCTGTCGCACCGTGACACAATCGATGAGGCACTGCACATCGATGTGCCAGTCCTGCCGTGCGCCGACCTGTGTGCCCTTGAGCTGGTGGTTTTCCAGCAAGTACCTTACCCATCGAGCAGAGCAGCCCAGCATTGTCGCCGCCTGCGATACCGTCACATGTTTACTTTTTTTGGCCATATCCTATCTCCTATAAAAAACCCGAGTGATGGGGCCACACACGCGGAGCCACAAATCCTCGATGTGCACGCGCACACCGAGACAACCCCATCACTCGTGATCGATTGAAAAAAACGCGAGCAGCGAGACCGCACAAAGAAGTCGATGTCCACATTCCCCAGCCGCTGACGTATCGTGATGGCTCTCTTTGCTCACGACACGCCTTGCATCGGGACGACCCCGCTGCTCGTGTACGTGTCAGTCGCAGATCACGACTGAGTTTTTACCCAAATATGGTGTCCAGCAAACCCAACGACCATCTGCTAAGCAGACAAGTTCGTGGCCATCAGTACTCTGAGGAATA